AAATTTTAGTTAAGTGAAATACACGAGATGCTGGGTCTTCCGGGTTATATCCCATTCTTTCTGGAGTCTGTTGAGGAAAAATGTTTCTGGGATCAAGCGGCCCGTCTTTTTCCTCTGCGCCACGAAGATATCTAATATCTGCTGTAATAGTCTCTCGACCAGACTCCACTGCCTCTGCAAGACGATGATTGCCCTCTACAATAAAAGGCTGTCCATCTTCACGAACATGGATAAGAATATTGCCTTTTGGATTATAACCTTCTTTTGCTATACTTTCTTTTAAACCTTTTAATTTATTGTAAGCAGGTTCACCATCTATAATCGTTTCTCCAGTAGCCCTAAATTTTTCCTCACCCATAGCACCGGGTAAGTCTTTTAATTCATCTGGAGTAAATGTTACACCATCTGCATATCCTGTAATGCCACCTGCTGAACCTATGTTAGCTTCATAAGTATCTGTTTGACCCTTTTGGATGGCACGATTTTTAACTTCGTCTGATGTGCGTTGTTTTGTTTCAGCGTAGGTTTCTTGATATACTTGATCAAAACCGGGATTATCTATTGTTAATTTTGCATCTTTTCTTAGTTTGCGCGTAGTGGCGCGAAGTGCTTTACCTGCCGCATCGCCAACACCCGGAACAAGTCCCAACAAACCTGCAGTAGCTTCAATGCCAGCACCAACATAATCTTTTTCATCTAGCGCATCTGATGTTCTTTTTAGTGCTAGTGCCTCTCCAACACCCGGCAACATTTCAGCACCAAACATAGCAACATCTTTTAAATTAAATCCGCCCTCTTCTTTTTGACGCTCTGCCCCTTTAGTGCGACGTTGTGGATTTAAAGTTTTTTCTGTCTGTTCGTTAACGTCCATTTACCTCGTCCCGTAGATATTTAAGTTTACGCAGGGCTGCTACAGCACCTTGACTTCTATGCAGCAGTATCGTATTGTCTGCTTGTTCCAGTGCCTTTTGTTGTTGCTGTATTAAAGTGTCAATGTAATCATTGAACGCTTGCCACTGGCGGTTGTTGTTGACCCACGGCTTGAGTCTGCTGAGTATTTCTTGGTTGTTCATTTCCACTAAATCCTTGTTCACCCGGTGTAGGAGCCATGCCTACGCCAATATTAGCGCCACCGCCACCGCTAGTGTCCATAGGATTAGCTCCTGCAGGTGCTGGCTGCTCTGGCAACGGTGCTTGAAACTCTTTCATAAGTTCTGCTTGTAACGCCGCCTCGTTCATATTGTTGGTTACTTTGTCGGGGTCAAGGTCCATTGACTTTGCTATTTCACGAATAATATATTGAAACTTTGCAAATGGTGCAAGTGCTGGATTACTTGCTACTTGTAAGAATTGCATAAGCCTTTGACTACGAACTTCATTAGCCATAAGACTTTCTGTGCCACGTGCTTTTACTTCAAGGTCGCCTTTGATCGCTGGGTCAAAGTCAAATTGCATATTAAATCTAAAGAAACCCTCTCCTAATGGACGTAGGAGATAGTCATCAACATTTTTAATTACAGTTTTAATACCACCAGCAGCAGCATTCATTAACATGCTAATACCACTAGCTGTGCGGCCTACACCAGATACGCCTGTTTGACCATGTGCAAAAGACGGAAAGCCTGTGCTTTCATCTGCAAGCACACGAGCCTTATCAAATAGCATCATGTTTTCAGATGCAACATTTGGAAACTTTGTACCAAAGATAGCCTGACCGGGCGCACCACCCTGACGACGGAATACCTTGCCCGGATACAGTGACAGGTCTTGTCCCGGCACCAGATTAGTTTCATCTACCTCTACAATCAAATTACCTGATAGTACAGCATTGTCCACAGCCATACGCATAAAGCCATTCATCAGCGTCTGTGTATCGTCCATGTTCTCCGCGATACCTACACCGAAGAAACTGTATGGATTAAGTTCATACGGCGAAGCCATGTAAGGAATTTTAGCTGGCTTAAACGGATTAAGCACCATGCGAATAAGTTTACCGTTACAAATCCATATATTAGCTTGCAACTCATCAAAACTCTTTAGTTCATCTGGGATGTCAACACCGTTGTCTTCCAACATCTCTGTGTCGCACATACCCCAATATTCAAGAACTTCAAAACGATCTATACCATGTTCTGGTGCATAGTCTGACAGATCATCTTCCCAATATTTTTTGTTATAGTTTTCACCAAAAGACACTACCTCATCAATAACTTGATCCCTAAAATATGGACGTTTTTTCAAGTTGCGCAATTGGGTGCGAGACATTTTGTGTCTCTCAATAACATACTGCGCTTCGTCAACATTGTTAGCATCTGGATCGGGATAAAAGTTCCAGACAGACACATGATTTACTTGAGGTATTGTTTTAAATACAGGATCGTAATTACCGTCGTCATTCCAGTTGGCGTATTCTTTATCAACGGCAAACGGGCCTTTCATAATGCCGGTGCCAAATAGAGCCATTTCAAAAGCACTGCTGCGCAAACTTTTACTTGCACCAGACTCTTCAAGCTGGTCGTGTATTTTCTTTTCCATCTTTTTAGCTGCAATTTTTGCAGGACTAAACTCAATGGCTGTAGGCGTCTTGCCCGGACCCTCTTTTAGTTTATCCTCAACAGACTCTAGCTTTTCTCCTAAAGGCCCAAGACCCTCAACTAAAGTTGCTGCCGTGGCCCCCGGAGGTAGGTCATTGCCATCTCCCTTAAAGCCATAAGGGCTTGATAACGAAGTTTGCCCACGCAATTGTTCAGGTTCTTTGGGATCAAAGTGTACATCCTCTACAACGCCTTCTGGCAACTCTGTAGGATCAACAGATAGAGGAAAACGATTGGCAGCAAACAACACATCAACAATCTGACCATATGCAGCCAGAGTTTTTGTTTTAGTTACTTTGATAAATACACGAGACTTTTCTGCCTCTGTAAACTGCACATCTGGGCCATATAGTCCGCGATAATTACGATAGGCTCTTAGCCAGCGTTCTTCGTCTTGATAACGATAGTCTTCTGCTCTTTGATATCGTTCCATAATAAATGGAATTATGTTTGATACATCTACATCTTCTACAACAGTATCTGCTGCATCTTCTAATGCAATTGCATCATCTTCAATCATAATCTCGTCTTCTGCCATGATTATTCCTTAATATCCAAAAGTAGAATCTGCTATTTGCATACCTGACGATGGTCGGCCATGCGGGTCGTAGTCAAAAATAGAGAACCGGGGTCTGGACATAATACCGTACCGGAGCGCGTCGTAAAGATGGTCTTCAGATTTTGTGTCAACGTCTTCTGGATTTTTCTTGTCCAGAGGGATGGACGGTAATTGACTGACGACATTTGTACAGCTATTAAAGAATACAAGTCTTGGTTCCTCTGTAAACTCGTCTACCTGTAGACGCCTGTGTATTTCATTCTTGCCAGCCACACGACTGCCTCTACTGCGGTCAGACGGACGCCAACGGCATCCTTTACTAATCATTTGCTCCGCAAGAGAAGGACCAGTATCGCCACGCTTGTGCCAAAGACTACTGTCCAAAACACCATACTTAATATTTCCATCTTCGGCTTCCAAGTCCAGTATCATATCGGCCAAGTCTGTCGCCAGTATTTTACTGACGTATAGTTCTCTATAGACGACCAGTTGTTCATCAGGCGCAACAGCAAACCAAAGAACACCAGAATAACTGCCGTAACCGTAGTCACATGCACGAAACTTGACCCAGTTAGCAGGGATATGGAAAGGCTCCACAACATGAATATCCCTATTAAACTCAGTAAACGCCGCGCCCTCTTTAATATCCCAATCACCCTCCAAGAGTTGTCGTCTTTGCTGCTCTGGTAGTGACAAAAGCATTGCTTCGTAGTCACCTGATTCGGATAAGTAAGGATTGTCAATAAGTCTCGCTGGGATAAATCTCCTCTTGAACAAAGACTTTCCTGCTTTTGAGTGTCCGTAAGGATATCGCAACACTTCATTAGTTTCAATGTTTGTTGCATCAAACGCTCTATTGTAAGGTGCGGGGTCAATAAACATTTTCTTAACCCAGCCATGACCTCTACCGCCGGGGTTAGTTGTAGCCCTCATAAAGATAGGCAAGTCAGGTGCAGTGGACCGGAGACGAGAACGCATGTAATCCCATGCATATGGTGTGGACCATTGTGTTAATTCGTCAAAGCCTATCCAGCTAAACGCTAGACCCTGATATCGCAAGACATCTTCATCCCTATCTAGGTAAGACATCCACAACCTTGCGCCAGATGGCGCGGTCCACTGCATCTTTCTTTCTGACCACTTAATACCGGGCCAGATTTTTGGGTACAACTCCTGCGATTTAAAAATAAGTTCTCGCAGTTCTTCAGTTGTGTGTCGGAG